GCCGAGCCAGAGTTCACGATGGCACAGGCGCGTGAGGTGCAGAAGGAGATCCAGCGGCGCTTCGATGAAGGTGATCCGTTCTCGCACTCACCCCGAGGTGCCGGGCGCTACCTTGGTCACTACCTCGTCCAGCACGCCAGGATGACCCGAAAAGCTGCGGACGATCTCATCAAAGCCTGGATGAGCAATCGCGTCGTCACGGTCGACGTGAGCGATCGCAAGGCGAAGCTGAACGGGCTGAGGGTCGCGCAATGGCTCTGAAAACGGCGGCGAAGACGGCGGCGACACCCTTCCTAAATCACTGATTTTGCTTGGCGGAGAAGAGGGCGGAGACGCGGAGACACCATGCATAACTCACTGAAAACAAAGCGGCGACGGGCGGGGAGAAATATCCCCCGTACCCCCTGCGCGCGTCGCCGCCGGTGCGCGGCAGCTAGCGCGCCATGGCTCAGGCTGGCGCCATGAGGCGCGCGACGCGAGCCTTGAGTCCGATCGCCGGCGCGATGGCGCCCTCGGCCTATCGCATCCAGGCGATGGTCGATGGACTCGACCAAGTGGCGCTTGCGATGGAGCGCAAGTGGGGCGTCGGTCGTCTTCGGCTGCTCGTTTCGGACTTCCTTCGAGCGAAATTCGACGAACAGAAGGATCGTCTCGACGCAGCGCTGCGCTCGGGCGAGGAGCGCTTCGTCGCCGCGCAAGTAGAAGGCACGCGGCGCGCCTGGGATGCGCTTGACCGCGCCGCTCACGAGGCCGGGGCGAAGCCGCTCGCGCCTCAGGTCTGGGAATGCGTCCTGCCTTCGACCGGCGAAATCATCTCGCTCGTTCGCAGCGAGGACGAAGCGCACCACGTTGCGCGCGAAGGCCGCGTATTCACCACGGCCGAGATCGCGATCCTGATCGAGGCGCTCGGCGAGGACGTTCTCGCCGTGAAGCAGAAATTCCCCGGCGCGGCCGTCACCGGCATTCGCCGAAAAGCGCCGATCGACTGGTCGCGCGGAGATGAAATCCCGTTCTGAAGTTTGGAGGACCCATGCTCGCCGTAGCCTTTTCCGAACCAATTCAAACGCGACCGGCGGCGCGTGTCGCCACGCTTCCGCCGCGTGCGATCCTCGCGCTCGATCTCGGCTCGCGCTGCGGCTGGGCGGTGCTGCCCCGCTCGGGTCGCATCGCTTCTGGCGTGAACGAGTTTAAGCCGGGGCGTTTCGAAGGCGCCGGCATGGCGTTTCTCCGCTTCGAGCGCTTCCTGGCCGACGCGACTAATGCGTCCGGTCCATTCGGCGTCGTGGTGTTCGAAGAGGTCCGCGCGCACGCCGGCACCCTCGCGGCACAGGTTTATGGCGGCTTCCTCGCCCATCTCACCGCGTGGTGCGAGCGGCACGCCGTGCCCTATCTCGGCGTGCCGGTCGCGACCATCAAGCGACATGCCACCGGCAAGGGAAACGCGTCGAAGGACGACGTGATCAAGGCCGTCCGAGCCCGCGGCCATGCGCCGAAGGACGACAACGAGGCCGATGCGCTCGCCGTCCTCGATTGGGCGATCTCCAACGGAATCGGAACATGAGCATGGCCAGAGCAGAATTCTTCGACGAGCTCGCAGGCGTCCTCACCGATCGCGAGGACCAATATGGCGCTCCCGCCAAGCTGTTCGACGAGATCGCGCGCATTTGGACCTTGATCTTGAGCTTCGAGGTCGAACCCGAGCAGGTCGCCTTGTGCATGATCGGCGTGAAGGTCGCGCGCCTCAGCCACAACTGGTCGCACGCCGACAGCATCAAGGATGTCGCCGGCTACGCCGCCATTCTCTCCCAACTGGTCAGCGAGGCTCGCGCGAAATGAAATACACGCCCAAGGACATCGAGGAACGATTCGAAGAAGCAGCTTCAACGCTCCGCCGCCTGCCCGACGCGCGTGTGCCAGGCTACTTCAGCACCTGGCCACCGATGATCCGAGCCGCCGCCGAAGCCTACGGCTACGATCCTGCGCGGATGCCGCGGATCGCACCGACGCCGCAGGCGATCAGCCGCATGGAAGAGACGTTCACGTGGCTGACTTGGCTTGAACCGGACGACGCGCGCATCGTGTGGCTGCGTGCCGAGGGCGTTCGCTGGAAGCCGATCTGCTGGCGTGTTGGCCTATCGCGCGCCGTCGCGTGGCGGCGGTGGGTTGCTTCGCTGATCACCATCGCAAACCGGCTCAATTCCAAGTACTTCGTGGGCATCAAGAAGGGCCGCAGGAAAGGCGTGGCCGCAACCATCGACGAAGCACGCCGCGAAGGCCTGCTTTAGTCGTCGCATAAACCGCAACGCACGTCGAACTTTTGGCTTCAACAATGAAACGCTTTTCGGCATGTTTGCTGGCATGATCGCGGGACGCGCGCCCGCCCATCCCCGCCGGCCATAGGTTCTTTTCGCCGCCGAGCGTATGCGGGCGGCAAAGGCGCGATCGAAATCTAGCGACAGCATGCAAATCCGGTTGCGCACCCTGGGTGCGCACCTTCGGGTGCGCGGGTGCGCATTGCCGCATCGAATCTTGGAGACATCGCTTGCAGATCGAGACCCGGCCGATCGAGCGGCTGATCCCCTACGTTCGCAATGCGCGGACGCATTCGGAGGATCAGATCGCGCAGATCGCCGCCTCGATCGCCGAGTTCGGCTTTGTCAATCCGGTGTTGATCGGCGCCGACGACATGATCGTCGCCGGCCACGGCCGCGTGCTCGCCGCAAAGCTTCTCGGCCTCGCCGAGGTGCCGGTGATCGTACTCGATCATCTGAGCGAAGCGCAGCGACGGGCGCTTGTGATCGCCGACAACCGGATCGCCGAGAACGCCGGCTGGGACGAGGCAATGCTTCGCGCCGAGCTCGCCGCGCTTCGCGACGATGAATTCGATCTCGACGTGCTCGGCTTCAGCGACGACGATCTCTTGCACATCCTCGATTCCATCGACGGCGCCTCGCTCGGGGGCAAGGACGCCGATGCCTCCGGCACTCCTCGCGCCGGATCGTCGGCGTCCGAGCCGTCTGCCACATTGGCCGAACGGTTCGGGATTCCGCCCTTCAGCGTGCTCGATGCCCGCAAGGGCTGGTGGCAGGACCGCAAGCGCGCCTGGATCGACCTCGGTATCCGCTCCGAGCTCGGGCGCGGCGCGGCTCCTGGCGGCAGCCCACGCCCGCTTGATCGCGAGCGGATCGCAAAGGCGGTGGCGCCAGGCGGTTCACCCTTGCCGGCGGCCGATTATTCCAAATCAAAGGCTCGCGGCGACGGGCGTGGCCGGCAATTGCCATGACGAATCTCACTTTCGCCAAGGGTGTTCGCGACGCCGACGATCTTGATCCGGTTTCACAAGCGATCCTTGAGGTCGGATCAGGCACATCGATCTTCGATCCGGTGATTTGCGAGATCGCTTATCGCTGGTTCTGTCCACCGAATGGCACGGTGCTCGATCCGTTCGCCGGCGGCTCGGTCCGCGGCGTTATCGCCTCCCGGCTCGGGCGCCGCTATGTCGGCATTGAGCTCCGCCCCGAGCAGGTGGCCGCCAATGTCGCGCAGCTTAATCTTGCGGGCGATCCGACGCCCGAATGGCAGCAGGGCGATGCGCGCCAGATAGGGCGGCTCGCAGCCGACATCGAAGCCGATCTGATCTTCTCGTGTCCGCCTTATTGGAATCTGGAACGCTATTCAGACGATGCGGCCGATCTCTCGAATATGGGCCGCGAGGATTTCTTCGCAGCCTATGGCGCAATCATCCGCGATGCGGTCGCGCGGCTTCGCAACGATCGCTTTGCGGTGTGGGTGATCGGCGATGTCCGCGACGACGATGGCTGCTACGTGAACCTTCCGGGCCGCACGGCCGAAGCGTTCGAGGCAGCCGGCGCGCGCTTCTACAACGACGCGATCCTTGTGACCGCCGTCGGCTCTCTCCCGGTGCGCGTTGGGCGACAGTTCGAAGTCTCGCGCAAGCTCGGGCGCACGCATCAGAACGTGATGGTTTTCGTGAAAGGCGATCCGCGAAAGGCGACCGAGGCCTGCGGCCCGGTCGAGTTCGGCGAGATCGCGCAAGGAGAGGAATTTGACGCAGGGTAGCGCATTGGCAGCGCGCGCGGCTCATGCCCGCGAGGAAGCCGGTTCGATTCCGGCCCCTGCAACCAGTCCTGCCGCCGCCGAGCATGGCGGCGTACTCGTCGTTCGGGACGATCTCTATCCCGGCGGAACGAAGGCGCGCTTCATCGGTGCATTCTTCCGCGATGCCGACGAAGCGGTCTATGCGAGTCCGGCGGAAGGCGGTGCGCAGACGGCGCTTGCGACCGTTGCCCGCCAGCTCGGCAAACGGGCGACCATCTTCGTCGCCCAGCGCATCCGGCCGCACCCGCGGACGCTCGAAGCGGCGCGGCTCGGCGCAAAGATCGTGAGCGTGCAGCCGGGATATCTTTCGGTCGTTCAGGCGCGCGCTCGCGAGTACTGCTCGCGAACCGGCGCAGCGCTCGTCCCGTTCGGCGTCGATGTGGAATTCGCAGTCGAGGCGATTGCCTGTGCTGCGGCCTCGCTTCGCATCGAGCCGGATGAAGTCTGGTGCGCCGCGGGTTCGGGCGTTCTTGCCCGCGGTCTTGCTCGGGCTTGGCCGAACGCACGCCGGCATGTGGTGCAGGTGGGGCGTGCCTTGAACGCCGCGGACGTTGCGTGCGCGACGATCCACGACTATCCGCTTCCGTTCGGCCGAGAGGCGCGCGTCAGACCGCCGTTTCCGTCCGACCCGCACTATGACGCGAAAGCCTGGGAGCGATGCGCGGCCCGGAAGGGTCCGGGCCGCATCGTCTTCTGGAATGTTGCCGGGCCGGCGCGGCCCTAATCAGGCGGCTTGTCGGCGCGCCTCAAGTGCGATGATGCAAAGATCGCGGTAGCGCGCGATGGCTTTCGGGCTTGAACTGACCGGGTTGATCTCGAAGGCGCGCAACCCCTTGATGTCGCCGGACTTGGCGAGTTCGACTACGCTCGCGAGCTTGTTGCGGAAACGCTTGTGCGTCTCGGCACTGAAGTCCGGCGGCTCCGGAAGCTTGCCCTCGCGCGCCGCAGCCTCGATCGCGGCGCGCTTGCCCGGCGGGCGCTGCTTGCCGGCCGGCTGCGGCTCTCGCGATGCATCGGGAGTAAGTTTCGCATCGCGCGGGTCGGCGTGCTTCGGCTGCTGCTTAAGGCGCCACGTGAAGCCTTCCTTCGCCTTCACGATTTCGATTTTGTCGAGATCGTGGCCGGCGGCCTTGGCGGCACGCTGAGCATTAAACTTCTTGGCATAGGTTTTCATCGAACCCTCCTTGCTCTCGGTTGGAATGTTGTCGGTGACGAGCGCCGAGCGGCCCTCGGCGTCGATGGCGTAAATCAGGGCGCGGCGCCCATAGGGGTGTTCGGCTTCAAGGCTCGGCGCGGCATCGTTCCGCGCTTCGCTCAAGGTTCTCGCGGAAGCGTGTGCGTATTTGCCTCGGCCGATGAAGAGCGCGATGTCGAACCGGATCGCATTGGCGATAGTCGCGGCATCGCGCTCGGTTGGCGGATGAACTTTCGGCATTGATTGCCCTCCGTTTCGCGCGAGCACTCAGGCTCGACCGGCAAACGAGAGCAACTGCTAAGTTACTGGTTTTCTGAGCATATCGGGAGCACTGGAGCAGCATGGGTCTGTCCCGCAGGGCTTATGCGCGCCACCGCGGCGTAGCCGAGAACGCCGTCCGGAAAGCGATCACCTCGGGCCGGATCACGCTCGAACCGGACGGCACCATCGATCCCGAAAAGGCGGACCGCGATTGGGCCTCCCGCACCGATCCTTCGCAGCAACGCGGCGTGCACGCGCAGCGGACCGACAATGCCGCTGCCGATTCCGGCAAAGCGGTCCCGCGCGCCGCGATCGATGTCGTTCAGAAGGCGCTGCGCGATTCCGGCACGAAGCCGGAAGGCGATGTGACCTTCCTTCGCGCACGCACCGCGAACGAAGTCATCAAGGCGCAGGAACGCAGCGTGCGCCTCGCAAAGATCAAGGGCGAGCTGGTCGATCGGGCGCGCGCGGTCGCGACCGTGTTCGGCCTCGCGCGCCGTGAGCGCGACGCTTGGGTGCAGTGGCCGGCGCGTGTCGCAGCGCTGATGGCCAACGAGCTGCGCGTCGATCCGCACGCCATGGAAACGGTGCTTGATAAGCATGTTCGCAGGCACCTCGCCGAACTCTCCGAAATCCGGGTCGAACTCCGGTGAAGCGTTTGAGGGCGAAGCCGACATCATTCGAGCCTGGGCGCGCGGGCTTGCGCCCGATCCGTCGCTGACGGTCTCGGAATGGGCGGACCGGTATCGGATTCTTTCGTCCCGCGCTTCCTCGGAAGCGGGCCGCTACAGGACCGATCGCACGCCCTACATGCGCGCCATCATGGATGCGCTGTCGCCGTCGCATCCGGCACGGCGGATCGTGTTCATGTCCGGCGCACAGCTCGGCAAGACCGAAGCCGGCAACAATTGGATCGGCTACTGCATCCATCAGGCGCCCGGACCGTTTCTTGCGGTCCAACCGACAACGGAATTGGCAAAGCGGCTTTCGCAGCAGCGGATCGAGCCGCTCATCGAGGAAAGCCCCGAACTGCGCGAGATCGTGATGCCGGCGCGTGCGCGCGATTCCGGCAACACGGTCCTCGCCAAGCGATTTGCCGGCGGGCAACTGGTGCTTACGGGCGCGAACAGCGCGGTCGGCCTTCGCTCGATGCCGGCGCGCTGGCTCTTCCTCGACGAAGTGGACGCCTATCCGGGCGATGTCGAAGGCGAAGGCGATCCCGTCGCCCTGGCCGAAGCGCGGACGCGGACGTTCGGACACCGCCGGAAGGTCTTCATGGTCTCGACGCCGACGATCAAGGGATTGTCGCGGATCGAGCGCGAGTTCGAAGCGACGGACCAGAGACGCTATTTCGTTCCGTGCCCGTATTGCAGCCACATGCAATGGCTTCGCTTCGAGCGCCTGCGCTGGGAAAAAGGCCAACCTGAAACGGCCGAATACATTTGCGAGAACTGCGAGCGAGGCATTGCCGAACATCACAAGACCGCGATGCTCGCTTCAGGCGAGTGGCGCGCGACCGCGGAATGCGCCGACCCGCATGTGATCGGCTTTCATATTTCCGGCCTGTATTCGCCCGTGGGCTGGCTCTCCTGGGAGCAGATCGCCCGTGAATGGGAAGCCGCGCAGGGCAACGACGCCGCGCTGAAAGCCGCCAAAAACACGCTCCTTGGCGAGTCATGGCAGGAGCGCGGCGAAGCGCCAGACTGGAAACGGCTTTATGAGCGCGAGAAGGATCACGCGCTGCGGACTGTGCCGTTCGGTGCCCTCGTGCTCACGGCCGGCGCCGACATCCAGCATGATCGAATCGAGATCGATGTGTGGGCGTGGGGCCGCGGCCTCGAAAGCTGGCTCGTCGATCACATCGTTATCGACGGCGATACGTCGCGCGCGACGGTCTGGGATGACCTGACACGACTGCTGGCTTCCGAATGGAAGCACGAAGGCGGCGCACCGATGCGGATCGCGCGGCTCGCGATCGATTCCGGCGACGGCCGTTCGACATCGCAGGTCTATGCCTGGGTGCGGAAATTCGGCGCGGGCGTCGCCGCCGCTATCAAGGGCGTTGACGGCTTCGATCGATCCTCGCCGATAGACGGCCCGACTTTCGTCGATGCGACGGAGGACGGACGCAAAATTCGGCGCGGTGTCCGGCTATGGAAGGTTTCTGTCGCGGTATTCAAATCCGAAACCTACCGCTTTCTGCGGCTTGAGCGGCCGACGGCCGAGGAGCTCGCGGAAGGCATCGCCTTCCCCGACGGCTTCATTCATTTGCCCGCGGGGATCTCGGCCGAATGGGTGAAGCAGCTCACCGCCGAGCAACTGGTCACGGTTCGTGACCGGCGCGGCTTCACGAAACTTGAATGGCGGCAGATGCGGGAGCGCAACGAGGCCCTCGATTGCCGGGTCTATGCGCGCGCCGCCGCCTGGATGCTCGGCGTCGATCGCTGGACCGATGCGAAGTGGAAGTCGCTTGAGCAG